GTGCTGATCTATTATCCATAAAGGACCCCTTCAAACGGGTTAAATTATCTTGACATTCTAGGCCTAATAATACTCAGGAACAAGCCCCTCGTTTCGAGGCTCTTCCGGCTCATCAGAGTACAGAGAGATAAAGTTCCCCGCGCGGAATCGCATCAGAGCCTGCGTTGTACTATCCACTTGGTCGTCATTGTCCCCATTAGGAAACGCCGCACACTCCTCAATCAGATCCTGTGCCCACGTCTCATCAGGGGCCCAGACCATACCCGCCTCTAAAATAGGGGCTACGGCATGCGCCCGTGAAACCTTATCCTGACCGGCACGCCGACCGCCGGGTGAATACATGGTCACCGGAATACCCATACGCCGGAGTTCCTGCTGTAGCGTGATCCCTGTCGCTTTGGCCTCGATCAATACATTATCCGGCTGCCAATACTTATACTGGTCCATTGCCTCACGCTTGAGGTCTGGAAAGTCCCATCGACCCTTTCTCACGTCCATCAACAACAGATTCGGGCCCGAATCCTCATCGGGAAAGAACACGCCCCACGTCGTGATAACAGAGTAATCCGCCGTCTCCTTCTTGGAATACGCCGTGTCATAAGACTGAATGATATACTCTACGCTCGGCAAATGCTCAGGTTCCCACTCTCGCCACCATTCTCGCTTGAGTATCGCGCCCTCGTCAGAAGTCGGTCTCTGCTGATACATCGCGTTCCATTTCTGCACCGACATAGATGCTCGGACCGCGCGGAGTTCCTCAAGTTCCCAGAAACTCGGCCAAAGGGCACGCTCGTTCTCCTCGCCCTCATCAAAAACCGCAGGAAACTCTATCACCTCCCACTGGTCCGCGCTGAGATTGCTCTGGGATTTTAATAACCGCGCCGTAAGATCCTTGGTCCCCCAACGAGTCATCACGATTACGATAGCCCCGCCGGGTTGTAGTCTGGTCCGTGGCCCAGAGGTATACCATTCCCACGCATTGTCCAAGGCAAGCATAGACTGCGCGTCTTGCTCCGAGTGAGGATCGTCAATAATCAGCATATCCGCACCACGGCCCGTCATTGCTCCACCAACGCCCACGGCAAAATACTCACCACCCGCGTCAGTGTCCCACCTTCCGGCGGCTTTACTATCAGCCTTCAAGGAAACCTTAGGAAAGACCTCTGTATAACGGTCCATGTCCATCAAGTTACGCACCTTACGACCAAACCTCACGGCTAACTCGCCGGTGTGCGTGGCCTGAATGATCTTGGTCGTTGGACGACGGCCCATGAGATAGGCCGGAAGCAGGTAGGATGCGAACTCAGATTTGGTGTGTCGAGGTGGCATGTTCACGATCAAGCGTTTTAACGTGCCGTCGGCTATGCGGTCAAAGGCTTTAGCCATAATCTCGTGATGGCTACTGATTATCGCTTCAGGCCACACGTACCGAGAGAAACCAATGAAAGTATCTTGTGCCTGTTCTTGCCCTTCAAGAAGCGCGAGTCGAAGCTCTAGTTTTAACCGCTCCGCCTCAACGTCTTCAATGCGATTAGCTATCTGCATAAAAATCCGTTTTCAAAAAAATTGCGAAAAATTTTTTGGGGTTTTGATTTTCTAACAAAGGGGGGTGGGTTGCAAGGTGGTTTCACGTGAAACAGAAAGCCATTTTCGTTTTAGCCAAAACTAATTGTATGAAATCTGGCTAAAGCCCCCGACCCTGAGAGGGTGGGGATCTATGTGAGAATGATTCTCATTTAGGCGTTATTTTAGGGCCCAAATACCCAAAAGGGACCCGCCCTCGATGGCCCGTGAGCCTTGGTTCACGCTAAGTGTTTGATTTGTCTAGGCTTTAGATCAAATCGCTATTTCCGGTAATAGGTATTACCGGAAATAGTTCCACGTGGAACATCGCAAATGGACCTCGGATAACGTATATCCCCATATACGTTTGAGCTTGGAGCCTGCGTCAATCCAAGCTTAGTTTATTTTTTCTGGGTCTTTTCAGACGTAGATTTTATCGAGAGCCTGTATCCCTCAATCCACGTGGCTTGCGTCTTCATGTACGTTTAAGCGACTAATAGCTGGCGTAACACGGCCCAGTCAACAGCGTTCAGGGGCCACACAGCTAACGCCTGCGTGCTTAATCCATCGATAGCAAGGGCTTGGGATTGCCTCCCGTGATAGAGCAGGAGGCGCTTCTCTGAAGCTTTGAGCGTGCCTTTAGGATGCCACTCAATCAGTATGAATGTCGGCAGTCTCAGGCTGGCGTGCTTCATTGCGAAGGCTATCTGGTGAGGTGACAGCCGGACCTTGCGTCCGCTCTTCACTACCTTCAGCTCCACCATCACGTACTTCGGCGGCAGTGCTATCAGACAATCCGGTATTCCCAGATTGATCCGATTCTCCAACCGGACTACCACTGAGTTCGGTAGATTCTTTTTGAGCCTGTCGTGTAGCTGGCCTTCGGGACCTTTCGCCATCCTTCATCGCCTCCAGCATGCTCGTCGGTTCTTCGATTTGTTCAGGGGTTATGTCGAGTATCTCGGTCGGTGGTGGACCGCCGTACATCGCTTTTATTTCTTCAAGCTTGCGCTTAACGTCTTCCTTACTCATCGAGTCGATAGTTCCGTGCCTGATTTCTTTTCTATCAATGTAAATCGTACCTAGCGCCTGTCCTCGTCGGAACTCTGCGGCAACAGCAGCAGAGAAGTTTTTAGCCTCTAAGGCTTGGTTACGGATAATCAACAGGTCCTGCATGTGCCGCTCGTAGCTGGTCCCGTATTTCTCGGCCAGCTCATGCCTATACTCTTGGATTGCTGCTACAACGTGCGGGTTCTTTTTGGGGTCTGTCAAAATAGAAGCAACCGACGCAGCACCCTTCTCGGCATAGCCGGCATTGATCGCGGCTTCTCGGAGCGACAAAGGCTTACCCTCCTCTTGGCACAGCTCTTTTATAAACAGCCATTGTTGCGGGGTGACTACTCGCTTTTGTTTTGCCAGTGGCTCGACTTCGGCGTTATGGACCTTTTCCATGAGTTTCCTTCGATGAGTTTTTTTAACAGGTACAGCATTAAAAATGTCTTTTTTAGCCACTAAGCAGTCCTCCGACAGATCCAGCCTTCAAGAGTATCAGAAGGACGCACCGTAAAATACCGGCCAGCGTAAGACGGGCTCCGGTAGAACGTCAGCAGAGCACTGCGAACTTTACAGGCCTCAGCAGGACTATACACTCGAAAATAATCGTTCTTAACCATGCTTTTAAACGGATAGCTGCGTTGACCTTTCAAGCCGCCGGCAGGGCGAACAAAATGCTCTCTTGAAGCTATTCCAGTGTTAGGACAAGGCTTGTCTTTTTTCTTCGGCATTTGAGCACAATAACACATTTCTATAGGTATGTATTTTGGAAAAAAAAAAAAATAAAACCAAAAACTCGCCCGCGCGCGACTTATAGGATTCTTGACAATCATTACGTCATTACGTCTGTAAAAAATAGACGTAATGGTAGACGTAAGGCTACAGTCCACGTATTTAAAGGATCATTACGTCAAATACGCCTGTAGATATGTATTCGATAGACATGTTAAATTCACTTTTGTTTTTCAAAATACATACTTATAGAGCAGAACGCCTAAAAATGCCCCTTGGCCCGTGGTCCGTGACACTCCAAACCCCGTACTATAAGGCCCTCACAGCCATACGCCTACCATTTCACAGACGTAATGGCCCGTGGTCCATGAATCACGTAAAACCGCCACAAGCCGCATATTTGTTGGCCTTACGCCACCCTTACACTACCGTTACGCCTCGCTACGGCAAAACGCCGTTTTTGGCCCTTTTTTAACGGTGCTGTAATTTGCTGTAATGTAAAAATAAATCACTTCCAATAGTAAAAAGTAGTTGACACCTGTAATCCTATGCCTGACAATGTAGTCACTAATCAAGATTAACCCAGAAAGGAGACAGCAAATGGCACTACGAAACATTGTGGAAGAAAACGCGAAGTACACAGTCTACGAGGGCAAAAACATCCTTGAAGGCTACAAGCCAAACGATCAATTGTGCGTAAACGGGTCTTACTACACTTTCTGTGATGTGTTCAGCTTTGCGTTAGAATCGGGCAACTGTCCGCTCGAAGGGCTTAAAAGAGCAGAAGGGCATGGTCACAAGGTCTACTGGTTAAATCAAAACTGCGTAGCTTTGTCATCTAGTAAGATTAAAGAAAAAAAGGCTGCCTTCTCGGTCTCTGTCGGCGATAAGATTAAATATGCAGGCAAGATATTTAAAGTAGAAGAAGAACCTAACGATAATCTGGCACTGATCGAAGTCTGACCTAACCGGCCCCTTCGGGGGCCAATACCATACAGGAGAAGCATTATGGACCAAGATATAACAGAAGCAGCACTGAACTTGCAGGGTTTTATAGGGGAGAACTGTCCTAATTTGAAAAGTACATCCTTCGCAGATCACTGCAGGTTAGTTGGTATAGTAATTCACTTTCAATCCGATATTGACGCTTGTAAAGCAGCGCTTAAATCAGTAAATACAATTTTTGGAGAATGACATGATCTGGGAAAAAGTTATTGTTGATTGGTGTGATGAATACAAATGCTGGACTGTGGGCATGTATGACAATGAGGGTAACCGTCAGCATTTTTCAGAGCAACACCGTAGAGAATGGGCTATCGATGATGCTAAGATTTTAGCTTTTGAGGACCAAGTTGGACCGCAGAGGGCCCCTAAAGTAGAGGTCTACACCAAAGCAAATAAGCTCCTTAAAACTATTTGCGATTGGTAGTAAAAAGTAGTTGACGGTAGTATATAACCTATGGCACTATCTCTACATCGGATTGGCCGACACTAGAAAGGAGACAGACATGACAGACCTACGAGAATGGACAATTGAAAAGAATAACCGTAACCGACCCGCTAAAAATAAAGGGTTTGAAGTCGTCAAGTTTATAACTGACGGGGAATATCGAAAGAGTGAAAATTTGCACATATCCTCAGAACATCATGATTCAGTAAATCTTTTTAAAAAGCTTGGAAAGGATGTGCAAATAGTCATCATTAAATGCGCGCACAATTCCTTAAAGCATCACTTTTTTGCTTTCGGTTCAGACTCTGACATCAACCGTCCACTATATCGACAGGCAGGTAAGCATATAGTTCCTCAGGACAGCAAGTTCAGAAAGTTTGCCATCGAAGATGGACTTATGACAGAGACAGATACCCATTACTACGATGTCTGGCATGACTGGCAGTCATCCGGTCACGGTTGGACTGACCCTGAGAACATAGCTATCGAGGAGGTTAAGAAATACCGAAGACAAGAGGCCGCCAAACAGCGACAGGTCGAGGCGGGTGACACCGTGGAGTTCCATGCTAATCAATCATGGAGAGAGGGCATGGTCCTAGCGACTATCGAAAAACGCGCTCTGATCGCTTACAGGATGCCTGCTGGTGCAGTTTACATGGTCTTGATAGACCACAACCCCGACGTACCGCCGGCCAAGAGTGGGCCAAAATGTAGAGAATCAGACTTTAATTCCAGTTACATCAAGGCCCATCGATACGGACCAGACTATCAGTCGATTTCTGCAAACGCTCTCAAGAAAAATCCAAAGTGGATGGCTGAGGTCCAAAAGTTCGACGGGTTTGAGGATGGCAATGTCGAGCAGGGCCTTCGATTTCTAGGAGAGGATTTAGAGTAGTAAATAGTAGTTGACGGTGGTCTCGTAGTATGAGACCATCTCTCTTGTCGGATTGGCCGACATCAGAAAGGAGACAGATATGAAAGGTGATAACACAGACACATACATAGTAAGCCCTGCTTGTCAGGAGGTTACAAACAAAAGTGTGACCAGTTATGACGATCTTCCAATATGGGCAATTCTGGAAATGGTCCAAACGCGATTGTTGAATGCTTCCGAAAATAATACGGCTGAGATGATTGCTGCAGTCAGAGCGAGACTGTCTAAGCTTACTAATGAGGATACAGCTCAGTATAATCCGGTGCAGACTGAATCAGATTGGAAAGCACAGTTGGATTTAGTTAAACCACTTTAAACCTAGAAAGGAGAAAGACGTGAAGACAGTAAAAAATTGGGACGATAAGCCGGTGGCCGCATATCAAGACGCGGACCTTGTGGAACTTGAGAGCGTTTTTGCGGAGGCTGGCAGGCTTTGGGTCAAAGAGTGGCGTGATCAGGGGTCCGAGGACCGTGGTTCGTGTTGCGGTGGCAAGGGCATTGAGGTGCGACACATCGGCAAGGGCTGCAGGAACTATGGCTGGAGAAGGGTAGTTCCATGTAACTTTGTCCAAGGCAATGTGTCGGCGGAGGGTACGGTAGGTCCGGCGATGGAGTATCTTAAATCACAGGGCGTCGATTGTAAGTACACCGACGGATGGATGGACTAGGAGGGAACATGGCATATTTCGCAGTGAAAGTTAAGGTGACCAACAGCGTCACGGATCAGAAAAAAACCAAGACCGTCGGTGTAAAAGCCGACGATATTGATGCCGCCTATGCTCAGTTAGTCAATGAGTTCGGCGCTGATACTACTGTCTTAGAATTTGATGATTGGAGTAGTAAATAATAGTTGACAGTAGTATTTAAAATCGACTACTATCTCTCTTGTCGGATTGGCCGACACTAGAAAGGAGAAAAACGTGACAACGAAAACAATTCAGTTTTTAAAAGAGCTAGGTGAAGGGTTTCAATTTCAATATGTTTCTGACCTAAAAATTGCAAAGAAACTGCGAATTAAGCATTCACGGTCAGGAAAGATTCAGGACAAAGAAAGCGAAGGTCATGGACTACCAGTTCTCGCCTATGCTTTCGACGAGTTAGGCAATGTGACGGCACTTTGTCACGACGGTAAAATCAGACAATATCTTTAATACAGGAGAAAAGCATGACCCTTGGACCGCGAATAGATGTACTTCACACACCTACCCTGATGGCCTCCGATGAGGCCATTGCGTTAGCATCCCAGTTAAACTCGGATACTCTAGAGGATTGGACCTACCTTGTCGATGCCGACCCTAACACTGGAAAAGCTTGGATCGAGGTCATTGATGAGGACGGCGTATTTATTTCATATATGTAGTCGAAAGTAGTTGCATGTAGTATTTAAATCATGCAATAATTCAATTGTCGGATTGGCCGACACCTAGAAAGGAGAAAGAAATGAGAATCACTGAAAGAGTTATCCCCCAGTACGAAAGCATGGTTAAGAGAGCCGGCGGTGTTGTTTATTTGATGGCGGGTCTTGAAGCAAAATTCTTTGCTGGCAAAGCACTTAACCCAACTCACTATTACGCATTCAAAAGCGAAGAGAGGAGAGAAGCTTACATCGAAGAGTTCTTTAAGGACCTTGCCGAGCGAGCTGAAAGTAAAGCCGAAAGGAAGGCTGCTGCCAAGGCAATCAAGGAAAAGGCGGCCAACGAGATGAAAGTCGGAGACATCTACTGTAGCTCTTGGGGCTACGATCAGACTAATGTAGATTTCTACAAAATCGTAGAAGTGAAAAAAAGTTCAGCGGTAATCGTCAGAGTCGGGAGCAAGACAGTCTTGGATAACGGCTCTTACACTGAAGTGGTTCCTGCTCCTGAACACGAGATAGGCGAACCGATGTTGAAGAGAATGGGACAGTATGGATTTTCAATGTCTAGCTTCGATACTGCCTGTAAATGGAACGGTAAGCCTACATATAAAACTGGCTGGGGGTACGGACACTAATGAAGAACATACAAGTCACTTTTGTTAGCACTGACACAGGAAATTGCAGGGATAACTACAGGGAAATCGGGCGCAATGGACGCCAGATAGTAAAGTTTCACAATCCAGACCCAGACGGGCGCGTATGGTACAGCGCCGATAATAAAATCTGGGAACCTGATTGCCCTTACTTAATGGACAAGGTTAATTTTGAGGTAATACCATGAGATATATACTAGCACTGGCCGCGATAGTCGCGGCCTTCGGCTTTGCCGGTAGCATGGACCTAGAGGACGCTCAAGCGGAGCAGGACCGCTACTGTGAGTTCGTGGCCGACGGAACATGGCCCGCGTACAACCCTGAAATTAATTGTTCTAACCAGTAGTATTCCGTAGTTATATGTGGTCTAATTGGGGTATTGGATAAATATACAGGAGAAAGGCATGGAAATTACAGTAAAAAAATGGACCAAAGGTAATCTTACTCGATACTACTTAACGGATAACAATCAATCGCTAGGGTACGTCCAAGAGGTCTCTGAATTTAACAGCACCAAAGAGATCATTAGCCATACAATAGATAACCTGCAGGTTCTGGAAGCAGTTTCTGTTGTGAATTATGCGGGAGAGCTTGAGCCATCTACGCCACTCCTGAACAAACACAGCGGCACGTACAGCGTCGTTAGAGGCAAACGCAAGCCTGTTTGGGTAAACGCTTCCCCCATTATTTTAAATTAGAAAGGAGAATGAGATGGAAAAGAAAATTGTTTACGTGGATATGGACGGCGTCCTAGCGGACTTTCAATCTGCTATTGAAACGCTACCCAGAGAGACAGGCCCTCCCGACGAAGTAGACGGGTTGTTCTTGGACCTTGATCCGTTACCCGATGCACTGGAGTCTTTTTCTAAGCTTACAGAAAAATACGACGTGTATATCCTCTCTACGGCCCCTTGGGGCAATCCTAGCGCTTGGTGCGACAAACTGCACTGGGTCAAAAAATACCTCCCAGAACTCAGCACAAAGCGTCTGATACTGTCTCACAATAAACACTTGAATGCCGGAGACTACCTTATTGACGATAGACTCAAGAACGGGGCGGAAAAGTTCACGGGAGAGCTGATCCATTTCGGCACGGATAAATACCCTGATTGGAAATCAGTAATTAATTATCTTATGTAGTAATTAGTAGTTGACGGTAGTAGCAAGCTATGACACTATACGGGTGTTGGATAAATTAACTAGAAAGGAGAATGAAATGAAAACACCTAGCCTTAAAAGTCTTAATGAGTTTATTAAATATACTTACCCCGACATCAACACGGAGTTGGTTAAGGGGGAAGGTTATTTTTATTTTACTGAGGACCTGTTGGACGTTGAGTCCGTGATGATTCCTTACCTTAAACATTTCACAAAACAGCGTTGGATCGAGGAAATCAACCGCGCTGTCGAAAAGCACATGGAGGGAGAACTGTGATGAAAACCTTACTACTTATCACAGCCCTGACCCTTGGTCCGTGGTGCTCGGCCCAGACCACGTTTACCACTATCGGTGACATTACCTTCGGGTCCGACGGATCGACTGCCGTGAACATTGCCGGCACAACTTTCGTTAGTGGTACGAGTTCGAGCACCGCTCAAGTCTTGGGGTCAGCCCTCCCAGCGCAGAGTTCGGCAGGGTCGAGCACCGTGCAAAAGATCGGTGACATTACTTTTATTACCGACAGCAGCGGGGCCATGCAAACGATACAACAGATCGGGGACGTGACGTTCGGCCCCAAGGGTATGACCGTTCAAAAGATCGGCAACAATATTTATTTTTATACTGGAGGCAACAAATGAAAATCGATAAAGACATTCCAATTCCAAAAACAACGAGGGCACGCAAGTGGCCCTTTTTAGATATGGAGGTCGGCGACAGCGTTTACTTTGAAGATGAGGTAGTCAATGGGAAGGCGTATCGAGCGGCGTCGAGCACAGGCCTCAGGCATGAGCGTAAGTACATCTCACGGCGAGTGGACAATGGCCTGCGTATCTGGAGGTCCGAATGACTAAAGAGAATGCGCGGCGAGTATGTGCTAGTCTGAGAGTTCAGGACAGGTTTTATATTGCGGAGTCTTTACGACAGGTTTTTGATAAGCCGGAGAAGTCGATGAACGATCTTTTGGATTACGTCGAGAAGGCACGTTTAGAGGCAATGGACATGAATAACGTGGACTTGACAGGTGACACGTTGCAGATGTCTGAATGATTTACGGAGCACTGGCGTTGGTATTTCTGGCAGTCATGCTGGCGCTGGTGTCTCCACTTTTGTTCGCTTCAATTGCGGCGGATTTATTAGATGAAGAAAGGAGAAAGAACAATGGACGAAGATACCAAGGCAATGTTGGCACTGTACGCCGGCCTAGCCATGCACGCATTGATCAGTAAGAATAGCCACAGTAATCCTGAGGCCAACCCGCAAAAACTGGCCCAGCGATCCGTTCATATTGCGGAGGATTTAGTAGCTGAATTGGAAGCATCTTTTGAAGGGGAGAGCATGCTGGATGTATGAATATAAATTTACGTTGACTAAAATAATCGATGGGGACTCGGTCAAGGGGATATGTGACTGTGGTTTTAAAATGAGCGTGGCGGTCAGTGGACGTTTGTACGGTATCGATACCCCAGAGAGCAGGACTCGTTGCCGTATAACCAAGCGCTATGGGCTAATGTCAAAGGATTTTGTTAAAAAGTTTTTTGACGAGGGCGAAAGCTTTATCTTGAAAAGCAAAAGCATAGATAAGTACGGTCGTACACTGGCGATCATCACAAACGAGAAAGGCGTTTGTTTAAATGATCAGCTAGTCAAGAACCACTTAGCCGTGGAATATCACGGTCAGAATAAAAAAGAAGTACAAGCGGCACATATGGCTAATCGAAAGAAACTTAATGCAAGTATTTGATTTTACTTTTTTGATAGTTCATCTTCATCGTCCACATTAATTCTTCGGACGAGATCCCTGATTCTTTGGCCGTGGTACACAGCATGCCGGCAAGGACGCACATCAACTCGGCATGCGTCACTTCCCTGCGGTCCTCGACTCGCTCGACCGTGGACTGTAGCTCATCGTATAGCTCGACCACGTCGCTTTCAAAATCATCGATGGTTTTCATCCACAACACGCTCTCGTAATACCGATCTTTCCCAAGTAAAACAACTGAAGCAGTACCAACCCCTGCGGACAGCGACGTAAGTGTCGTCTGTCTCTCTGTGATCATACCCGATTATTTGTTCTTTTTCTGCTCCGCATTTGCAAGGTAGTTTTTCCAAGTTATTAAATTTCATATTGATTAGGCTCTACTACATATTTAGGTACGATGCCGTGATGAGACTCAACAAGGCGCACAAAGTCACGTGCGAACTGATCGCCTTGTTTACTGTGCCGTGCAGCCTCCATATAAATCCGTAGGGTATCGTCGTCGGTCATGGGTTTTTGGCGCAGAAGTTTAGCTTTGATTCGTTTTAATAGTTCCATTCGTTGGGCTCCATCTGCTCTTTAATCTCATCAATAATAAAATCATCATCGGTTAGTTTATCTTGAAGCCATGAGGCTGGCTTACCCTTTTGATCGAGCACCTCATAATCGGTGTCGGTCCAGCCATAAAAATCCTCAGGACACTCTGCATCCCGAAGGGATATACGACTAGGCTTCTGCCGGCTATACGTCACAACCCCTATCTGGCAAGGGATTCCCTCGATTTTGCTATCGAAAACTATCAGGTAGTCCATGTACGAGCCTCCGCGCGAAGGTGTTGTTTTAACTTACCAATCACCTCACGTTTTGAATATCCGAAAAACATAAGGTTCTCTTCCTCGGTACGTTTCAAACTCAGCCTGTACCATTGGTCTGATATCTTTTTAATCGTCATCTTTTTCTCCTTTCTCAATGTCGTCTTCAAGGTCAATCACCTCGGTCTCATCCAAAAGTTGTAAAATATCTACCTTGCGCTTTCGCCCTGTCTTCCCTGCCAATGTTAAGTTGACAGCGATCAGATCGATTTGTTCTGGTAGCCCGTGTTCTTCTTTGAGTTTTTCATATTCAACTTCAACCGGCAACGTCAAGGTCAATGATGTCTTTAGAATATTTTTCACTTTTTAACTCCCTTCTTAATTGTCCGGCTTGGTCGGCGTCCACGGTCTCTAAGACCTTAACGAACTGCGTCGCAATCAACGTAGCAATAACCGATGTCATGGGCTTTTCGTAGAACTCACCCAGTTCTCGCAGCATGGTGTAGTGCTCGGCTCGGACTGAGACCGAGACCCACGGGGTCTTGCGATAGGCCGGCGAAAGAGGAGGAGCATACTTTGCTGGTTTTTTCTTTCGGCGCTTTAATTTGCGCCGGACATATACACCACGTGGCATAGTTTTCTCCTTTCTTAAACGTATCAGATATAATATACGTTTTTAATATACGTTTCCAGCTATTCCGCCGAACCCCACGTAGGCCCTGCCTCTACGTCGATTTTACTGGGCACTTCAAGAGCTACTGCGTGCTTCATTATCTCTGCAGCGGCCTCGGCTTCTTCTTTAGTCTTGACGCTTATAGCGACCTCGTCATGCACCGCAAGCAGCATGTTATAGCCGGCTTTGTGTAATTCAACCATCCCTTTTTTTGTCTGATCTGCAGCGCTTCCTTGAATCAGTTTGTTGAGACCCTTGTAAGTCATCGCGCGTTTTATGCGTGGTCCATACTTCGCGGAAGCTTCTTCGCGCGGCAGAGCTTTATTGATACCCCACTGCATGGGCTCCCACAGGGGAAAGCGACACTTGCGACCTAGTAGGGTCCTGATAGATCCACCGGACGAGGGGTTTTCAATGCGTTTCTGCACAGCAAATATAGTGCCTTTTAAGAAGGGCACTTTGGCATGGAAAGTCTGGATTAACTCGGCTGCTTCTTCAACTGCCATATCTAACTGGATAGCCAGCTTGGCTTTGCCCATGCCGTACATAAGACCTAAGCCAATTGTTTTTGCCTGCTTACGGGTAATGTCAGCCATGTCCGCAACCATCTGGTGAAAATCCGTTTCGGGGTCATCGTGATAAGCCTGCGCCATTACATCGGCCCCTTCGAGCCCTAAAAGCTTGGCGTAATGGATTAAGAGCCGTGGTTCTTGAGCCGAGAAATCATTAGCCGCCCAAAGTTCGCCCTCTTCAGGTAAGAACAGACTGCGGACCATCGGACCGATAACAGGATGGCGCGCCGGCACTTGCTGAAGGTTAGGTTGGTTCATGGACAGTCGTCCGGTGACGGTTCCCCCTGTTTCTCCGCGCAGTTGGCTTACGTGCGAGTGTATCCGACCAGTA